TCAATAATGAATCCAGTTACGGATGCATCTTCAAACTTGGTGGTAGTTTCAACTTCAATATCAACTTTAGAATCAAATCTTACCGATGGGAAATAATCAAATAACTGTAAAGGAGATTCCTCAAAGAGTTGATCTGGATCGTCAGTTTCATCTTGACTAATAATACCATCTCTATTCTCATCTTCTACTTCAAACAGGATAATATCACCACCTTCTGTAGTTAAAGCATTTGTCGATGCATTAGGAGCACGTTCAACATCAATGTCAACATTCTCATAAGGATCTCTAAATCTAACAACATCTGACGGAATATTTGTTTGAACAGCATTCTGACTGTAGTTCCACTCATCTGGTTGTGAATATAATGAAGAACCGCATATGTATGGGAACACAGGATTACCAGCGTCTGATGCGTCAATAGCAATAAAGTATGCGTACACACCTTCAGGATATTGAGGTGTTTTACAAAAACGCCCATTATACTGATCTAAGTCACCTTCTTGGAAAGCATATTCATAGTCTTCAATAAATGATCCTGCTGGATATTCTGTTAGTAGAGGACCATCTACTCTAATTGGATTGGGGTTGGTTGCACTGTCAAAAAGAAGTATTGGTTTAATTTTATATGAAGATCTAATACGACGTACACCAGATGATTGGTTTGTAGCGTCAATGTATCCATAAGGACCGTATATTGGGTTTCCATCAAATGCCCACCCTAAAATAGGAGAATGTAAAAATCCTGTTGATAATTCTTGTAATAACTGAGTTGACTGATTCTTAAATACATTATCACCTAGAACGTATCTTAATTGCTTTGGATCTGATACGTGTGCATACTCACCACCATATTGAGTGTTATATCCTGCAAATACGTAACCACGTGCTGAATCAAAGTTTGCTCCAAGTTCTTGTTGAAGATTACGAGTCCATTCAAAGACATTAGCAGTAAATGTTCCAAATCCACCAACTGCATCAAGACGAATAACTGTACTTCCTGTTGTATATCCAATACCTCTGTTTACAACAGTAACACCAATAACCTTTCCTCTATCTTCTCCAACACTACCTATTGTTGCTCTTGCCACAGCACCATATCCATCTCCATTAATTACAATCTCTGGAGCAGTTGTATATCCATCACCAGCAGCAATAATAGCAATAGAGACGATTCTACCATTAATAATGATTGGTTGTGCTACAGCACCTTCACCTGAGTTTAACTTAATTGTAGGAGATGAAGTATATGCAGATCCAGAAGATGATATTGATACTGATTGAATTGGACCACGAACTTGTGCAGTAGCAGTAGCACCTGATCCACCACCACCTGATATAGAAACATCAGGTTGCGATGTATATCCTTGACCTGGTGATTCAACAAGAACTCTTGATACAACGCCATTTGTTATAACAGCAGTCGCAGTAGCACCAAATCCACCTCCACCAACAATAGAAACTAGAGGAGATGATGTATAACCAGTACCACCACTACTTACTTCAATTTCACTTAAAGCACCGTTTACAATAACACTTGCAGCAGCACCAGTACCGCCACCACCAGTAATTTCTATAATAGGAGGATTTGCAGCATCATATCCTGAACCAGAAGATACAATAGTAATTCCTGTAACACCACCAAACTTAATCTTAGATTCTGACTTATAAGACCAAGCAGATACACCATTTACCCAAGCACCAATTGGACCGAATGATGTTTCATCACGTTTTGATACAGTTTCTATGACACGTGGTATACGTACAAGTTTACGTTGGTTTCCTGGTAACAGTGCTGATCCAACAAACGGACCTACTTCGTAGTTTGGTATACCAGATGATGCAATATAAGCATACTGTGTATTGAAGAATGTGTTCTGTACGTTTGTTGTAAAGTCTTTGATAGCAACACTTATACCCTCTTCTGTAGATTTTCCTTTATTCAAGTCAACAGATAATAAAATATTACCTTGAGGAGAAGCATCAGATGGAGCTGGGATAGCGTATTCAAATACTGTTTGACTGATACGTGATGTAACGATGAATGTACCGTTATAGACTGTTGGGTTTGCACCGTAGATTGTTACAGAGTCACCAACAAGAAGACCGTGATTATTTGAACAAGTAACAGTAGCAGTCTGATTATTAAGTCCACCTGGTGTAATTCCAGTGACACTAATGAGTTTTTTAACATTATACAACCAAGAAGTAATTCTTTGATCGATAGATGTAGATCCTAGAGATGCAACGTTTAGTTTGTCACCTGGTAAGTAATATGAACCAGTGTCATTCAATACAGTAGATTTTGCGTCTGCAATACCTAAAACACGTAATTTGATCTCATTTGACGCACCTAGGTTAACATATACAAAGATATCTGAGTAAATTGTAGTACCAGCATCCCAATCTTCTACCACTCCGTTCTTAGAACGTGTACATTCTATAAACTGGTTGAGTGTTTTTTCCTTATATTGCACTACTTCGCTATCATTGATGCGGATTGTACCGTTTCTTTCTGGCCAACCAATAGTAGAGTCAACTGTAATAATTGATTCAGTAGTAGATAATGGTTCAACAAGCGTAGTTCTATACGGTATTGTGAACCTTCCTAGTAGTGTTTCTTCAGATAGTGCTAATTCGTAGACAGTACCAACACCAGTGTTGATTGCAATTACGTTTTCGATCAATGCTACAGCTGATTGTACTGATGAATCAACAGGATCAATATACTGCACAAGTTGTGAATCCTGTAGATCTTCTGGAGACCCACTGATTAAATCAGCACGAAGTACGGTATCTACGTTCCAAGTTGCAGCAGATGGTTTGATAACCTCATCTTTTGGATAAGAAACATCAACATTTTCAGAGTACAGCATCTTGAAAAGATACTGAGTTGATATCTTAGTACCTTTTGATGCGTAGAAATCACTAATAGTTTTAATTATTTGCGGAGCATTGACTGTTTCATAGTTAATCTCAGCATTTGGTAGATATTGATTTACGTAACGTTTATATAATTCTTTAGCAAATAAGGTATCTAAATTTGCAATCGCAGCAGCAGGAGCGTGTGAAGACTGTATAGTATCTGCTTCTTTAGAGTATACCTGGTTTCCTTTTTGGTCATAACTGGTTACAGCAGAAACACCACGCTTACAATTAATAAATGCAGACGGTTGATACTCTTTTCCTTTACTGTGAATAGTGAAACCTGTAACTTCACCAAAACCAACGTCACAAGACGCTTCTGGAGCAGGAGGAGCAGCAATAAAAACTTGAGGAGGTTCTGTATCTGAATATCCAGTTCCAAAACTGGTTATGTTGATATCAGTAATTTCTCCGTTGAATATGGTTGCAACCGCAGTTGCTCCTGTACCACCTATAGGTTCGTTTGCAACATCCTTTCTATTATCAACGATATAAACAGAAGGAGCATCAGTATATCCCTTACCGCCAGTCAATAACTCAATATTGGTAACTCTTCCACCAGTTACACTAACATCAAGTATCTGAGCACCAACAGGATCTATAATACGTGCTCTAGGAACGCTAGTGTAACCTTGTCCTCCTGAAACTACAGTAACACCGTTTACCATACCATCAGAGTCGATTGTAGCAACACAGTTAGCAACAATAGCATTTTCACCAGTAGGAGGATCCAAATACACTAATGGAGGTGATGAATATCCTGAACCTTTAGCAATAACAGTAAATGAATCTGCTTTGATGCTTGTATCGTTTAACAATGGAGAACTTACTTGTGCACCACCTGGATTGATAAATTTGATTGAAGGAATACGATCATATCCACTTCCTGAACTGTCAACTATTAATTGTGATACACCTTCAATAGTATCGTCAACTATTGCTCTAATAGTAGCAGTTGTACCTTCTGGATCAGCAGGAGAGTCTACAACAACTGTAGGGGGGTTGTTTGCAGAGTATCCTTGTCCAGAGAATAGTAATGTAGTCTCTTTGATACCATTTACAAGTGCTTCCGCAGTTGCACCACTTCCTGTACCAAGACTTGAGGCAATACTGACTCTAGGAGAAAAACTTAACCTATATCCGCTACCACCATTTTTTACGATTACTGAATTTACTTCATCTCCGACAATTTGTGATATGGCACTCGCACCCGAACCAAACTGAGGTGCAATCAATTCTATAGAACGTACAACTATAGAAGCACCTTCTGGAACATTTGTTTTAAATATTAACTTATCTTCAAATACAGTATATTGCTCAAATGGACGTTTTTCAACCTTATCTACAACTACAACAGTAGAAACAGTAGATAGAGGTGAATAACTTACTCCACCTTCAAGAAGGTGAAATTCTTTACCAGTATTTGCTACAGTAATCGTATCTAGTGTCTTGATCGGTATACTTGTGTAACCAATTAGGTATCGAACTGTATTGATAGCACCTGTAAGTTCTCCTGTAGGGGCAACAGGAGGCGTTACAAGGCGAAGTTTATCTCCTTCTACAAAATAGTCTATATTAGGGAATAAGAACTCATTATTGACGACTACAAGTAAATATTGTGAACTTTGAGGTGAAACTGGATCCCCAAGTAACCTTAATTCAAATTCTGTCTTTACTCCATCAAATTGGCTTGATATAGGTTCAAATTCTTGTATCTTTCTATCAAATTCTTGTTTATTAACACCTGGTGTGAAAATAATGTCTGGTGAGTGAGTTACGCTCTCATAAAATACGACTTCATTGTCAATTTGTATAGTTCCGTCTTTTTCTAAGAAATAATTAACATTTTCTGCTACAATTTTCTTCTGAGTCGGATCAACTGCTTCTAAAACAGCAGATTTTGACGATAAGAAGTTTGGATCGAATTCTCCAGACCCAATATCTGCATAACGCAGAATATTCCCAAGAATATCGTAGGGTTTACCCGATTTTTCTTGAGATTTGTAATATTGCTCTAAAAAGGCAACAAATTGTTTGTTATCTTCTTTTATAAACTCAGGAATTTGATCCTGAATTCTATGTGAGACTGTTACTGCCTTCATCTACTTTATGACCTAGAAGCAAGAGTTAAACTCTGGGAGTTCGTATACTGTAGTTGGATAATCAATAATATTTATCGGAGTTCCATCGAAGTTAATTGCAGTAAAGTCGAATGGGTCAAAAGTAGGAACGTTTGTTCCGTCTATAGTGTAATCGATAGTTTGTACTGTAGGATTGAAAATGGTTGGATCCAAACCAGTTCCAATATTAATATTTCCAGAAGCAGGAATGATAGAAACTGGAATTCTAGTAGTACCATCAGGTGTACTATGAACGTCAACAGGTCCAATACATACCTGTCCGTTTTTATAATCGACAGTTCCAACATCCTTTTTCAATGTAACCTCAGTTTCATCAACTTTAGTTACCATAATAAGTTTTCCGTAACCATCGTCACGAATATTTACTGGCAATAGTGAAGATGTGTCGTTTTGTATCAAAGATGACGATGCAATGGAAGTTGCATTGACACCACCCGCTATTGCTAATAACGCTTCAGTGTAACCAGTAGCATAGAATGTACCAGTCTTCACTGTAGAGTATCTAGGTGTACAAGAACCATCAGATCCATTAGTACCTGAACCACCTGAACTACTGCCAGATAGGTCATTAGGATTAGATATTTCGTTATTGAAATCCACACATTTGGAGAATGTTGATCCAAATGCAAATCCTTCAATATTCATACCAAGTGACATATGTGTCACGTTACCACTGATCGAAGGATCAGAGGAATCTATCATTGATTGATATGCACTTTGGTCAATACGTCCATTAAATCTTGTTGACTCTGCTTGACTATTGTATTGATCGATAGCCCCCAGAACTTTAGACGCAACCTCATTATTTGAGAGTACAGTTTTATTACCATCAAAGAACGCCCAAGTTTTAGGTCTAATGTAGAGTGTAATGGGATCGACAATAACAGGCTCGATTGCTGCAATGGAATATTTAAGTAAATCAGTCTTGATTCTCTTTTTCGTTGTTGTGTTAAGTAATGCTCCACTTTGTGTCCTAATTGAAATGTATACCTTACCATAAACAGGTGGTTGTAATCTTTCCCCACCATATACAGTAACTGATCTAGCAGCAGGATAGACTTTTTTAGTAATGTATTCGTAGTCTGACTCTGTAACTGCTCTGTTTTGACTGTTAAATGCCCTTGGAGCATTGAATTTAATACTTAAGGTAGTTTCTATGTCCTCACCATCTTGGGCACCATCAACAGTCACTAAGGATATATTTGCTGCTGGTACAAATCTACCCTCAGAATCCATACATCTACCTATAAAGGTAAATTTCTTACATCCGTTAGCAGCAGTACCTTCAGTTTTAACATATTCTAGTTTAATAACCTCACCAGATATTAGTTGACGACAGATAACACCATCACCAAAGACAACACTATAACGCATATCATCTCCTTCTTCAAGGAAAAATCCACGAGTAGAACCATCAACATCTACAATATTCTGTACAAGGTTATACGTATCAATCTCTTCTGACTGTGCGTTGGGTGAAATTGATACTTTTAGTAGATCCGTGTCAATCTGATCCGCAGGAACTAGATAATTTCTCTTTTTAACATCATTAACAACGTATTCATATGTAAGTAAGTTACCTTGATAAATGACAACTTTAGCAAAAGTAGCAACACCTGAAGACTGATCTACCGTTGCAACCAAATCAGATGGTAATGTAAATGTATATCCACTACCATTAGTGCTGGAAATAAACACATCACCCTTTTTCAAAGTCACATTTGCGGGATATGTTGAACCAGAACCCACAGTTCCAGTCTGTACACTAAATGCTATACAAGCTTTCGGTGCTTTTATTGATCTTGGCGTATAATTTAACTGTTTTGCAATCTTAACTACATTATCTCTAATTGTTGCAGACTCAAGAAACGCCTCATTCATCGCCATCTTAGCGTTGAAAGAAGCATAGTATGTGTTATATGATAAAACGTCGAGTAAGTATGATGCAGCAGATCCATCAAAATCATAGTCTGTGAACTCATCTCGTGTTCGCAGGTACGATCTGATAGACTCACGTATCTCTGTAAAGTCTAGTGATGTTAAATTTGACGGAATTGCTGCCATTTTAAGTACGTTCCAATAGGAAATCTACAGTTTGAGTGATTCTCTCACCAATAATTACATACTCAACTTCAACTTCTAAGTTATTATCTTCATCAATATTAGCATTGACTGCTCCCACGGTTACTCGTGGTTCAAGTCTACCAATAGTATTGATAATTTCTTCCTTAAGTTCTTCTAACATAAAAATGTCAAAGTTTTCAAATAACATTTGACGTAATCGAGAACCCTTTTCTGGTTGAAAAGGTCTCTCTCCAAACCCTGTCATAACAAGGTTTTTCATAGATTGTTTAATAGCGTTTTCATTTTTAACTACAGAAAAATCTTCAGTATTAGGATTTGCCTTCATAGACATACTGAAATCACGAAATTGACGTGATAAATTTCTTTCTGCTTTAAAACGATATGCCATTACTTTTTAGAGTCTTCCTTTTTAGACTTAAGTTCTTCACGTCTCTTTAAGTATTTATCATACCTAGGGTCGGTTATCAGAACATTTTTCTTGAGAAATTCTTCTGAACAATCAGCTGTTAACATAAGATATACTCACTGTAACTATATTTAGACGCAAAAATCTTACCCTGCCAATACAGTGGGTGATCCATACGATACTCTACTGCTACAAGGATACCCACCATATCCAGCAGGAGCACCAAGTTTATCAGTTACTCTTCCGATTGGAAGCTTAAATGCAAATACAGTTTTAGTTGTTGCGAATAATATACGTGGATGACCAATACCTCCTTGGTCTTCTACAGTCAACAAACTACAAACTATCGGTGTAGGTATAATACACGTTGCTTTTCCACACGGGCACAGGTAATTAATTATATTTGTCGTGGGTGACATATGGGGTGTGAACGTATCACCCATAATCATAATAGGTATCCTATTTACCTGTACCAATGCTCTAGCAGGATTCAGAGCAGATAGAGGTACCAAAGGCATAGGTGGCCACTTACAAGTTTTATTTTTTACCTTGATTGATAATAATATAGGAGGAGAATTACACGCTTGAGTACTATGAATGGTACTAGGAATTGGCCAACCGTGTCCTGAGTCAGGAAGCCCGTTATGATTCGCTACTGGTAATACCTTAAATCCCATTTAGTCTTCGTGTTCGTCCCACGGATCTTTTAATTTCTTCGCTGGTTCACCAAATGCAGTCACTAGACCCCATATGGTAAGTATAACAAGGAACATCAAGACAAGAACTGCCATTGCTGCTGCTGGAGGTAGTCCTGCATACTCTCCGTGAGGAATAATAGTATGAGAACATTCAGTCCAAGTACCAGGTAAGTGATACACTGGAGGACAAGATAAAAATAAATTAGTAACCATTGACATCATCAGTTAAGTCGCATTCTTCAAAATAAGGATTCCCATATCGGTTTAGTGAATCATCTAGGAGTCTAGCAGATCCAGTTAGGTTATTAACCCAGTGCATCTTACCAGTTATTGGTCCTAACTCTATGTAGGGATTGAACTCTGATGTCTTTCCTGTGTCAAATGCTACCGTAGAGTGCACAATGTTCTGCAATGCAGCACATTCACCATATGAATTTAAGGTACTACTCTGTACCCACGTAGATGGATCTGAGAAAGGTTGTCCTGTACAGATATCATCACTTGCCAAACCATTACCATTAGCATCGTATCCACTGTATACATCCAAAACACCATCGGCAATAAAGTTATGCCAGCACGGATTTGGAAACTTACCATTTGTACACGTAGCAAATTGTATTGTGTTGTAGGTGTGCGTGTACGTATCATTCGGAGGACTCAACATCGTGTCTGTAATCTCCACTGTACCAGTTCCATAACTGTTGTAGTTCCCAGGTCCAACCCACGTAGCTAACTTCTCTAGTTCTGTTCCTACAAAGTCAAACGTATTCTCATCACCCGCTTCAGGAGCAAAACTAAATGTACCATTACCAGCAGAGAAACAACGTCCTTTGACGTTAGTACCACGTGTACAAGCGTGTGATCTATTATTAGGACCTGCTGGTCTTGGTCTTGTTTCGGTTGGTTTTGGTAGTGACTCTAACCAATCAAGGAATTTTTGGTTAATTACTTCACCTTTTTTTGATACATCACCTTCTATGTGCATTGATACAGTGACCACAGCACTCTCTTCCTGACTCGCACAGTATTTGTATGGCATATAACCATATGTTTTTAGGGTTCCTGCTTGATCGTATGCAACATAAGGACAAGGAATATCAAAAAATCTACGAGCTTGATACAGATTTGCTTGCATTACCTCTTCACAGTCACCTCCTTGAAGACCAAATTGCCCATTTGAGTAATTACTTTCAATCTGAGCAGCATCTGCTTGAGAATTAACGACTGCACGAGATAAAAAGTCATCATTTTGCTCCCATCTAGGGTCTCCATAACGTTTAATATCAGATCCAAACTCAGATGGATCCATATATGTACCTAAATTCATCCAATCCTTACCAATATCAGGACTAAAACAAGCTATTGGCAACTGATCACCACAAAACTTGGTTTTTTCTTCAGCATTTATGTCATTCATCGTAATGTAACCATAATATCCTTCATCTTTAGTAGACCCACTGAAGTTGAAATCGTTCTCTTTTAGAGTTGTTTTTAATGTTTTACTAGCTTCTGACATCACATCTGATATTTCTGTATTGTTATTAGCAGAAGCCTCTTCTGTTTTTATCGATATTTCATCAGTACCTGAACCCCCACCAAAGAAAACTACTTCATCTTCTTGCATTTTACGTTGCACAACATCTATTTGTACCTTTTCACCTGGTCTATATCCTGATCCAGGATCAATAATTGTTACTGCTGCTACACTTCCTAGAGCATCTAACACTATATTTGCCCTTGCTTGCTTTACAGTACCGCTATATCCCGCATCAGATGTAAATTGACTCTTTTCCATTGCTTTAACTGCCTTATGTGTTGCTTGGCCAGGTCCTGCTATTCCATCTTCAGACTGATGATTCACCTGATGCTGTGTAGTATAACTGTCAGTAAAGGTCTCATTGGTTCCTGGAGCTGTATCTAAGAAACCTTCTATACGCATTACCTCTGGAATTGATATGTTTATGATAGGATCTACGTAATCTTTACCAGAGTTTATAATTTCTATAGAACCAATACCACCTTGATCATTAACAGTTGCCTCTAGAATAGCAAGATCTAAGTTTCTACCTGGTATAAGTGCTTCATTATCAACTTCTATCTTTACATATGCCAATTTTTTAGGAAATTCGTAAACACCAAAGAACGCTGCTTTGTCTACAATACCATATCCAGCAAGAATTTCTGCTACTCCACCATTATTAGAGGTAAATACACCTTGATATGTGAACGCACTACCTTTTACACCGTTAGTTGGTTGCAATCTTATATAACCACACTTCAATTCATCACCAAAGTACCTTACACTTTGACATTTCCATCCATTTATTGTTTCTCCTACAGCAAAGAACCCAGTATTAGAGGTATATCTGAAGAATACCATAAAATCATCAGTACCTACAGTCCAAAATGACTCTGCCATACCCGATCCAGGTGGTGCATCTACTACAAGACGTGTTTTCTTGGTTTGCCAAGCATCTTGACGCATCTCATAATAATA